TCTTTACACATCGTAAGGATTTGCTACACATAAATCCCAATGTTTATTTGAGCCGGATACAGGACATAGACCTTCAACTTCAATTACGTTACCTGGTCTTGCACCAACCCATTTTGCCATGGGATCCTGACAATCGATTCGACGAAACTTCAAAATATCCCACCAAGAATTCGTCTTCTTAAGACTATCAATATCTTCATCAGATAGTAACTTATGACGTGGAACCTTGCGATGCTTTGAAATATTAAACTGCAGATGAGCAATTTCAAATATTTGAACAAGCATATTTCCCGGGTTTGCGATATAATCGCGAAGGTACTGAATAATTGCTTCAGATGGTCTAGAAAGCGTTACAATAATCATACTCGAGTTATAATTATTGTCATTTGCATATGAAAGGAAGTTTCCAATTTCTTTCTCAGTCAGACGGGCTTTGTGACTAAATACTACAAGAATAGTATCAAATGTATACATCGTAGTATCATCTAGTGGACTTCCAATCGTATCAAAATCGGGACCCTTATGTCCTCTTGCAAGAAGAACCTCTTTTAGTGTCTCAAGTGCTTTAGTTTGAGGACTTTTGAAGTTATCCATGTCTTTGTATTGAAGATACTACGAAAACATCTGTCCGTTTTTCACTTACTTACATTAAATGAACAACTGGACAATTCTTGGATTAGTATTGGCAGTTCTTGCAATATGGTATGTGCTTCCCAAGTCTAAGGAAAAGTTTGTCCCCGAATTTCTTGATCAGGGAAATATCGAGCGAACATCTGAGAACGCAGGGTCATCGTACGCTCAAGAGACAAACCACTTTAAAATGACACCATCTAAACCCGAGCCAGTTCCTGGTTACGAAACTCCTTTTCGTGTGAATATGTATAATTCATTTACGCAGTAATACTGTTTAACTAAAAATGCGCTTCCATGTATTATCATTGCCACACACTGTAACTAGAAAGGATTATTCTGCATGTGCGTTCACTATGAAAGTTTTGAAGTTTTGCAAAATGATGACTCGTCGCGGTCACACTGTGTATCATTATGGTCACGCCGATTCGATCGTTGAGTGTACTGAACATATTGCAGTTACCGATAATGAGGTCCTAGAGAAAGCATATGGTAATCACGACTGGCGAAAGAATTTTTTCAAGCACGATACGAGTGATCACGCACACCAAACATTTAACGAGAGAGCGATTGTAGAAGTTGGAAAACGCAAGCAACCTCGTGATTTTATTTTATGCTTTTGGGGATATGCGCATCGTCCTATTTTTCAGTGCTATCCCGATATGATTCCTGTTGAGCCCGGAATCGGATGCACAAATGAACCGTGTACTCCTCAGTCTGTTGTTGAGTCGTATTCTGTTATGAATCAGGTGTATGGTATGTATAAGAGAGGTCCCCATTGGTACGATGCTGTAATTCCTAACTATTTTGATCCGGAAGATTTTGAATTTAATGATACACCCAAAGATTACTTTTTATATGTTGGCCGTATTATTTCATCAAAGGGCGTTGGAATTGCAATCGAAGTAACAAAACGTCTTGGTGTAAAGCTTCTTATTGCAGGTCAGGGTGATATTACAGAAATTTGCAATCCTGTTCCGGATCACGTAACTCTTATTGGATATGTTGAACCGGACCAGAGAAATGAGCTGATGCGAAATGCAAAGGCACTCTTTGCTCCAACGCATTATAATGAGCCTTTTGGTGGAGTAACTATTGAGGCTCTGTTCTGTGGAACGCCTAATATTACGTCAGATTGGGGTGGATTTGCAGAGAACAATCTTCACGGAATAACGGGTTACCGCTGCCGTACAATTGAACAGTTTGTATGGGCTGCTCGTAATATTGATAAAATTTCGAGAAAGGTGTGTCATGAGTGGGCAATGAAAAACTTCAGTCTTGATAGAGTTTCATTGATGTATGAAGAATATTTTACGACGCTTCTAAAAGTTCATAACGGTGAGAATGGATTTTATGCATATAACGAAAACCGAACTGAGTTGGATTGGCTAACCCGCTATTATCCTACAGCACCAATGTCGTCTTCTCTTTTGGGTGCTGAGGAAACGTCGAAGCAAGGCGATGAGTTTGTACTTGAGACCAAACTTCCTGAAATGAACCCAAGTTCTTAGTTAGCCACTGCGGATCACGTTTTACAGTCTGAATTTTATGCTGCAAAAGTTCCCAATAAATGATTCTCTGAATATTGTCAGGATCATCTGTCAACTCAGCAGCTCTCCATTCTGCTACACTACGAGTATCTGAGAAATGTTTGTAGTTTGTACCCGTACCATCATCACCAATAGTAAAGAATGACTTGAATTCTGATTTAGAATTTACCCATTCTGTATATGTCAATTCTTTAAATTTCATTTCAACAAATTCACATGTTTCCAATCCAGTGCATTCCATCTGCAACTGCATTTGACACATATACATTGCAGAAATAGGACTATCATCAAGAACACGAGAAATAGGACACTTGATTTCAATAAGACTTCCAACAAGAGGATGATCTAGTGAATCGGGAACAAGAACACCATCGGGTGATGCACCAAGAAATGAATGGACAGGATGAGGAACACACGTTGTATCAACAATTTTAAGACCTGGAACTAGATGGCAATAAATATCTTTTGCAACAGGTTCAAATCGTGTACCCCAAATGAGAGACATGGCACCACTGTTACTATTTGTTTGCTGACGTCCAACTAGCTTAGACATAATAATTTCATGCTTTAGAGCTGGTGATGCATCCGCACATGCTTTATAAATTTCCGATGCAGTTAACATTTCACCTCGCTTCATATGCCATGCATCAGTTCGCTGATCATTTTTTCCCCATGTTTCAATAAGATATTTTACATGATCGTTCATTCTGTTATATTATAACAACGCAAACTACTAAAATCGTTTTACATGTATGAAGCAAAAAATAGCAATACAATGGAACAACAAATTCAGTCACAAGAAGAATGGGTTTTATATCGACTTGAAAAGTTTTACTCACATGCAGATAATCTATCTAGAATTCAAAGTATTATTGAAGGTAAGTCGGTTGTATCTTTGCGATTGATTGATTGGTTTGTTACGAATTATGCAAAGAAGTTTAATACTGGATTTATGACAAAAAACAAAAAGCATATTGTTGTCTACCTATCATATAAGTCTCATCTAAAAGCTTACAGTAAAAAGATGTTTGATCCTTTCTGTAGATGGAAGCGTATAACATTCAAAGATATACAAACGACAGTTGGTCAGTTGAACTTCTTTGAATGGGCAATTACTGATGAGGTTTTAGATTATGTAGAACAACACCGAGATGAAATTCACAAAGATATGGAGACACGCATTCAAACAATGAAACAGTCTGATCCTCAACAAATAAAGAAACGTCATGAAATATCAAATTCTGCAACCAAGTCTCTAAAAATGCATGATATGCGTGTTACTGTGAAGTTTGATTAACTTTTCTTATAACAAATGCTTTCTAAGCTAAAAAATCTATGCTATACCAATTTATCTCCTGACATCAAACCTCATGATCAGGACATAGAAGCAGATGAATATGATTATAATGGACGTTTAGTCTTTCGAGGAAATGTAGATCCTAAATATGTTGAACATGGGTTGCATGTGTATTGGCTTTATGATTCTGATTTGAATTGCGTTGGTCTTTCTGAACACGAAAAAGACAACGAAGATGTTTTTGAAGCACTTTGGTTTTATGATAATCTCTTTTCTACAATGTTGCAAGAAGTTGGTTGGACATCCATAGATAAAACTGTGTGGACTTTGCTATCAAATGAAGCATACCAAGATTGTCTTGATGATAATTTTACTACTGTAATTGACAGAAGCCTTAATTCAAATATACGTCTCGTAACACCTGATATGATTGCAAGTATTCCGTCAATATACGAATGCCAGCGATGCAAAAAGAGATCGATTTCAGAGATGAAAAACTGTTCAACCGTGAAACAACCTTATTTTCCAGCAAAAATTATACTTTTTGTAGATTCAGATTATGTTTTATATACTCCACCTGAAAACTCTAAGATATGGTCAATTCTTAACTTGCAGCAGCCCGGCGCTTCTTCACCGGTGCAGCAGCCTGCTCAGGAGCAGGAGCCTGAGCGGGAGGCTCAACCTGAGCAGGAGCCTCTACAGCAGCCTGACTCTCAGACGGAGGAGCGTCATCCTCATCCTCTAGAGCCTCCTCTGACTTGAACACGTCAGCCGCAGTCATCTTTGCATAGGGGAATACCTGAGCATACGTTAGACGCCAAGTGACACCAAATCCACCACCAGCAATAACATAGATGCTGCCACTGATGATTAGGTTCGCCATAATTCCCTTGGGGAAGATTGAAACGAGCGACTCGGGGGTTGCATAAATCGGATTGCCTGCATTGTCGATGATGTCAGTCTTTACACTGTTATCATACACAGGAACCTTGACACGATAACTAGGAGGATACTTGCCATTCGGCACATACTCTCCATCGATCTTGTCAGACGAAACAGAAATGATCTTCTTGAAGCTATCATCAACAGCCTCCACAGAGCGCTTCTTACCGAACCACTTTACACTGTTTTCAACTCCCGCATCCTTAATTCTCTTCTCTAGCTTGAATAGAAAGTTATAGAATGCACCAACCTCTGAGCCATCAGTTGATTCATCACGACCATACGGATCGCAACCCTTTAGAGAGCCGATAAGAGTGTACGACTGATTACCAGTCTGCTCATCCTTGCGAACGAGTACACCACCGGGAAATCCCATCTTAGGCGGTAGGCGAATCTGAAAGTTCTGTCCCGAATACTTCATAGTAATAGGAGGATTACGTCCCGACTTAGCCTGTCCAACTACAAACGTTACATTATTAATATCGATCTTGCTAGCTGATAGAATGTTGTTGGCCATTTTACTTGATTGTACTTTATACTGCACGGAATACATTTAAATCCGTTTTCAATAAAGATAACAATATGGTGTCATGTTTGTGCTGTAAAAGCAAACTCTCCTTGCTGAGATGCCCGAATCCTCCACTAAATGGTTCCTTGTATTGTGGGTTACATCTTCGTGTAAAGAATCCAAGATTGTGGGCTGTTGCAAATAAACTTGAAGAAAAGTTGGAACTGATTGTAAAAATATGGAGAGGTTATATTGTGCGAAAGAGAATTAGATTGGCAGGACCGGGTGTCCTTAATAGATCAAAATGCATAAACGATGAAGATGTTGGAACACTTGATGAAAAAGAAAAGGTACACCCATTTGATTATTTTGGATACGAAGAAGACGGTAAGCTATATTGGGGTGATGTGAAAAGTATGATAAGTATTTTGAACTCTGCAGTAATACCCTTAAATCCATACACACGACATGAAATTTCAAATGAAGCTAGAAAGAGGTTGAGAGAGATATATAGATATAGAATTCGCAATAAATTGCAGGTTGAGTATGATACAGTAAATTTAGATATGCTAGAGGCAATTAGAAGTCGCAGATGGCTTCAAATTTCTCAAATTATTTATGAGCATGACCTTGGACATATAAATCCAACACATTTTGAAGCTTTATCGCGAAACGATCTTGGACAATTTATAACATGTATTCTTGAAGAGATACACCCATGGGCTCTTGCACATGGAAGTAATCCGCACTCAAAGCGTTACAAGTACTATACTTTACTTCGTTATGGTATTGATAGGTTTTATGAAATAACAACTACGATTCAGTATTCATATATCATTTCAACCGTAATTATGCATATGTTGATGGACAGCAATGAAAACTTCGATATTTCATTTATGATTTTGACCGCGTTTTATAAATTGTGATTTAAACAGGTCACGATACTAGTAAGTATACCAACCGCGTTAGAAATGGCCTCCTCAAATACCCGTGTTAATTCAAACAACATGCCTGCCGACAAGAAGACCTCAAAGAAGACCACCGAGTCCACTCAGGTAGCTGCAACTACCACCCCCGCCCCGGCCAAGACGCCCCGTAAGGCTGCCTCCAAGGCCGAGGTAACTGTACCTGTAGTTCCCGCTGCGGCCGCTGCTCCGGTTGAGGGTGCCCCGGCTGAGGTAGTTGACACTCGCACGGCTGATGCGATCCTATCTTCCCTCCAGGAGTCCCTCAAGGCGATCAGCACGGAGATGGCGACGCGCATGCGTGCGGCTGTTGCGTCTGCACTAGAGGCCAGCAAGGCGGTCAAGCGTGAGCTCCGTAGCAAGGGCAAGCGTCACCGCAAGGACCCGAAGGACATGAGCCCTGAGGAGCTAAAGGTCTACGAGGCTCGTCGCGCCAACAACGCCTTCCTCAAGCTCCGCCCGCTCAGCGATGAGCTCTGCACGTTTATGGGTCTCCCGGCCAAGAGCCAGAAGAGCCAGACGGATGTCACGAAGTTCGTTGCCACGTACGTCAAGACGCACAACTGCTTTGACCCGAACTTCAAGCGCCGCATCCTTCCGGACCAGAAGCTCGCGAAGCTCCTACGCGCCAAGGACAAGGAGGAGGTAACCTACCTAAACCTCCAGAAGTTCCTCAAGGTGCACTTCCTCAAGCCGATTGTGTAAATTTCTAGTTTTTAGTAAAACTAGTGGTGGAGGAGAAATCGATAATATAATAAAAATTTACAAAATAGCTACCGAATGGTTATCTATTCTGTAAAACCAATTTAACGGGAATATAGTTCTGTTAAATAAAGATGGAAGAAGTTCCTGATGCAAAGAGCTTTGTCGAAGCTCGATTTTGCATTTCAAACTATCAACGTTCTAACTTACACCTCGGGCACAATACATCTTATTTGCAGAATGAAGGTGCGATCTTTCTAATCTATACAGACAATTCTCAAACGTATGAGTTCATGTATAACACACATAAACAAGAATTTGGCGAATGGAAAGGTCATTTTGAAGAATGTTGTAATATGAGCTGTGACTATTATGGATGCGCTTTAAATTATAAATAAAAACGAATTTTATATAGCTTTATTTTTTGCATGATAAAAGTTACCATGGGATACGGAAAGTTTAGTCCTGCAAGAAAGTTCAGCGGAACTCGTATGGATGGTAGTCATTATAGTGGTGAAACACCCAATGGCTATACTGGAATGTTTCGTGCAAAGGTAACACTTGCAAACGGCAAGGAAATTCTTACTGAATATGGGTGCAACGTGTATTCTGTTTCAAACTACTTCTTTGAACGTGATAACAACTCATGGGAGATTGTTAATGAATTCATGAAAAAGTTTTATGGACCTATAGTTCCATATGATGGATCATACGGATGTCAGTATGCGTTTGGTGGTGATGAAAGTGATGGCTTAATTGACTTCTTTGCAAAGGAACGGGTTGAACTGCCTAGACCAATGAAGTTTGAACTCTTTGGAAACGAGTATTTGCTAACCTGGTATTATCAGAGTGAGGAAGATGATAACTCTGAATCAGAGTAAATCAACTCGTGAGGCAAATCAAGATATAAAATTGTACTAAAAAATGGAGTAACGCGATGGTCTAATACGACTGATCGTATTTTTACATTCTCGACTAGTGTAGTTAATAATCTGTGAAAAACACGATCTTTTTGCAGTTTATTGTCAATTTTTGTTTTACATACGTTACCATCCCATCCACACAATGCACCGCTACATTTTGATTTGGTGAATTGTCCACACGGTACACGTACCTTTGATAAGAATGTAGCAGGTTCATCAATATCTACAAAATGAGTTGTTTTATTGAACCATTTCTTTAGAAGCGGTTCTACTTTCTTTGAAACAGGATGATTATCTGTCAATGTGTTCTTTAGATCAGAATATTCGTCATCTTTAAACATATCATTTGATAATTCAAAAAGTAGAAATTCAAATACTTCTGCAGAATAACTGATATCTTTGCGAACTGTTTCTAACTCAGCAGATGGACCACCAAATACGAGTTCAGACTCATCATACTTTCTTATTGTGTTCGTTACTTCTTTTGATTCAATAACAGACTCGGATGCTTCGGGCTTTATTGCAATTGGTAATCCGCTTTCGATTAGAATTTCTATACGATTCTTATCTGCATCAAAGATATCCTCTTTCCACGCATAACCCTTAGAATATCCTTCTGCAATAATAAGATATTTCTTCACTGTTTCATAATCAGGAAAATCAGACGGATCAATATCATTATAACCAGATATCTTTGCTTGAATTACAGAAGGTAGCGGTGTACTCTGAAACGGTAACACTAATTTATGTTTTATAAAGAACGCCTGACCACGCCCATACGGATCTAGAATAATTTCATATGTGTCTGACTCCAAGTGTGTTAGCAAATCGGGCATCGCATTAAGAGCGTCATTATAAGTTGGTAGCTTTGTTCTGCATGAAATATTTCTCAATCTCTCAACTTCATCTTGTGTTTCTTTCTTAAAAGGTGTTTGATAGATATTCGAACGATACTTGAATAAATTTGCAATACGGCGAACATTGCAAAGAATATCAATATCTGAATTATTTTGTAAGATGATAATTGCTCGATTTTTAGGTCTGTTCATGAATGAATGAAACATACATCCCATGCTATTTGTCTCTGTAAAAATACGAAACACGTCGCATTGCAAAAAGAGAGTAGCGTATTCTAATTCGTGTAAAGGAGACAGTTCCTTCTTTTCATATGCATCTTGAATTCCCGATATAATTTGTGCTACATTCTTTCTAGAAAGTTCATTTGTTATTTTATTTTTTAGTTCGTATTCAATTCGTTCAATATGAGATGTAGATATGCGCTTCCACGTTGATAAGAATGAGCATTTGAGAACTGTTTCAATTGAATCAATTGGTGCACTTATTTTTGTTTTTATATCAAGAAGATCGGGAAGAGTTTCAATTGCATTACCAATTCCTACACGGAAATAACCTGCTAAACCATTCTGTATACGGTTATTAACATTTTTCAAAAGTTCGTATGTTTCGTTCAGTGATAAACTATTTATTAATGTTTTCGGTAAGAATGCAAAACGAAACGGCTTAATGTTTTCTCGTTTTTCTAGAAGAATATAATATTTATCATCTTCCTTTTCTTCTTTCTTTAATGCTCGTTTAGCCTGAGGCGTTGTAAAGCAACACGGAAACTTTACAGCTGCAGATGTTTTAAATCCGGGATATTTGTATGCCTGATCACGTTTAATTACAGTAAATTCACGTATGTCATCGTTATTTGTTTTGCGAAGTTTGCCTCCACATTTAGGACACTTGACTATTCCATCTGAACTATCCAGGTCTTGTTCACGTAAAGGTATTAAATCTTTCATACACCAATATTCGGGACATAAAATATGACCGTCTGGATTTTTCACTTCAATGATACTTTCAGGTCCTAGATATTTTCGCGGATCATAATTTTTATCAATTTCATTCTCCGTAACAATAATTGGTTGACGTTTTCGTTCACACTCACGAGGATAATCTGATGATGAAAATGTAGCGGGATCGAATTCACGAAGTCGAGTACTGAAATAACTGTGAAGCGTGTCTTTTTGCTTTCCAACTCGAACACTTTCGGTTTTTACAGTTGCATCATCCTTTTGTTCAACAATATCACCTTCAAGTTCTGCAAATAAGTCATCGTATTCACTTATACCCGTTGGTTCAAATACTGGTTCTGTTAGAGATTTAACTTCAATAGTTTCCATTCGCTTAGGGCATATGTCGTCAAGTATTTTTGATTTAGGATTTGAAAGAACATAACGCAATAAGTTTGCATATTTTATCGATCGTTCTAAATTATCGGTGAATGAAAAAAGAATTGAAGTAGGTTCTAAGTGTAAAATTGGAAATCCACGAAACGCACGTTCTGTAAGAGAAGGATCGTCATCAATGCGTCTTTCAAGTGCATCTAGTAATTGAACAGCTTTTTCTTTTGGAACTCCTAATTCAGTTTGAATATCGGCAGGTGTAAGTAATGGACTATCCTTTTTCATCTGTAAAAGTTTGAGTTCAACTGCAGAAATACCGTCATTTGAATGATCGGTTCGTAGCATACGAAATGTATTCTGTTTATCGATAATACCAAAGAATGGAGATATACAGTTAAAACGTCTTAAATCAATATCATCTACCTCGTTCTTATACTTTGCTAAAAACTTCAGATCATCAAGAACCCATCTGTACTCTTTCAAATCGGTCGGGTCTATAAACGCGTTTACTGCATCAAACGTTGAAATCCATTCTTGCGATTGTTTCTTTATATTTTCAATTGTCTGCTTGTTTTTAGTATCACGATACACAGTAACAATCATTTCAGTTGCAGTGATTGAAATCTTATCGTAATCATTTCTACTGCTTCCTCGGTAGAACATAAGTGTTGGGCGATTTCTTTGAGGTTTTGTTTCATTTAACCATTGCTTTAACATTACAACGTCTAAAAAGGGTTTCTTTTGTTTCGGATTTTCTACATAAAATTTATGACGATTTGATTCTGTTTTAGATGTAAAAAATTGAACATATGGAACTTCTTCTGATAGTGTCACTCCATAAAATATTTGTTCAAAACGTGTTCTAACAGCTGAACCGAAATTAGTTGTTACAAACGGAATAATAAATCTAGCACGTATAATCGATATAGCATCTGCATCGGGAACCTTAATGTCTAATAATTCGTTTAATAATTTCGCATTGGTTTGCAAAAGACGAGCAGTTTCTTCTGTGATACGGGGAGGTGTATTTGATTGTAAAAATGGGTAATATGTACGTGCAACCGGTTCATCCATATCGGTATATGGGCGAAATATAAATGAATCAATATCAGATGCCTTATAAAAATTATATAAAAGTCTCTTCACTTCTGCAATAGGTAGATTACTTGATGGAATTTGAGAAATTCGTTTATGCTGACCAGATAACGGTAATATAAATGACTTTGATTCTTCAACACCAAGAATTCGATATTCCATAAAATCAGAATCAGGGGAAAATAACTTCTGAAGATCGGAAGGAATACTCATCCAATCATCTTTGCTATAAGCATTAAATGGAATACTCATATTAGGAAATCGGTACTGTGTTTGGAACTCTGTAAATATGTCTTTATCAAGTACTTGACCCGTTAAGGATAAGCGATCAAACAAAGCCTCCCATCTACGAGGATCCTGTACATAATATTCGTTTGGTAGCTTTACCTTTGCAAACACCAAAAGTCTATTCGGGTGAATGTCTGTTGCAATTCCAATCTGCTGACGAACTACTTCAATAGTATCGTCATCAAAAAATGAGACATTATATTGTTCTTTTGTATCAAATTTTACAACACGACGTTGTATCATCTTATTCATTAGATTGGAGAATCTGTAATTGTCATGCCGCAATAAAGAGTTGGAGACCGCGAATAATTCACAGGTTTATAAATTCCCACAGCTACACCATCATGAAGAATACGACGGAAATTAGCCCAGAATTCGGGTGTATGCCCTATTGTTGTAGTCATAAGGTGTGCCATCTCGTGCAAAATAACAAACATAATCGTATTTTCATCTACAAGTTCTTTTGTTGTTTTGTCACGTAAACATACAACTATTTTTTCACCTTTATTTTCAGAATAAGACGTACTATCTGAATGCAAATCATTTTCAATCATATTGGAAGGATTAAACCGATCAACCATTACTTTTACACGGGGATCTGCTATAGAAGCAGGATCTGACTTGTAATGTTCAATTAGTTTCTCTAAATTTGATCGTATCTTTGCCATAAGCTCACATGCTTTTTGTTTGTTTGGTAAATTCTGAACATGATATGTGTTTCCATCAGCCATGCTTCGAACTTGTGTTGTATTTGATGGTCCTCGTGATGACAGAAGTGCAAGTGCAACTCCCGAGCCTACTAAAGCTGCAGGCCACATTATTATCTAGTAAGTTTGAATTTAAGCATCAAGGCCACGCTTGAAGGGGTTAGCCTCGATCGTCGTGTTTGAGAAAGGGCCAACCTTTACCTGCGGGTTGGGCTGCTCAGAGCGGACATCCCAAGAGGCATTTCGGTTCGTCTGGGATACACCGGCAATCGCGGTGTTGGTGTGGTAACCGGCATCGAGGAAGTTCTGGCCCTTAAGATCACCCATGGAAGCAGGGTTTACAGCGGCCCATGATGCACCTAGACCACCCTTAGGGAGTAGCTCATCAGTGCTTAGTGTCGCCTCACTGTACGTAGACTGACTGACGGGATTTCGGGCCTGTAGAGTCTCTACGGACTGCGCATTACCACCGACTGATTGCGTCTTACTGCTGCGGGGCATACCGCTTGAGAGAGGGCCCTGTACACCTAGCTTCTGGCCAAGTTCCTCCATGCCCTCGCCAACACTGCCCTTGCCTGATGAATAGGTTGACATTAGATATGCAAGAACAAGGACACCCCCTAATACTAGAGCTAGACGAGCCTGAGAAGATTGTAGGACCTTCATATTACGTTTATATCCAAACAGACAAAAAGATTTTTAAAAAACTAAGTTCGCCTGATTCAATTTTTTACAAATAGATAAGAGAATAGGAATGCTTATATTTGCTGCCGTTACATTGGTAGCAGTAATTGCACATTTTTATCTACTTGGGTCAAGTCAGATAGATTTCCTTAAGAAAAATTGGGTCGAATATCGCTGCAATCCAATCTATATGCCCTTGGCAGGCTTTGCTGGACAGGACGTAGTTAAAAATTTTACTCAATGCACTCTGAAAGGGTTTCAAGATTATACTGGGTTCGTGATGGACCCATTAATGTCTGATTTGGGAACGGTGACCGATTCAATAGGTGAAATCAGTGATTCAATGACGTCAATGAGAGGTATGTTTTCAGATGTTCGTACAGGATTTACGGGTATTCTTGGTACCGTATTTGGCAAAATACATAATGTTATGTCGGAAACACAATATATAGTTATTCGTATGCGAACTCTCATGATGAGAATTATGGGAGTATTGATGTCGTTTATCTACATCTTCTACGGTGGTATGCAGACTGGACAAGCTGTAATTGATGGCCCGATAGGTAAAACTGTGAAAATGTTATAATGATAAGAAATAATGTGGGCTTTCATTCTATTGCCCGTTTTTGTGTTATCACTAGCACTGGTGTTCCATGCTAGTTATTCAATTGATAAAGTCAAATCAAATTGGACAGAATATCGATGTAATCCGTTTTATATGCCGTTTGCCGGATATATGCAATCAGATGTAACAACAGGAGAAAACTTTCAATATTGTTTGAATGCAATTGGTAGTGAAGCATTAAAACTTCCCCTAGATGCAGTTCATGATGTAGTGTCTGTTGCAACTGATTCAATTTCTGAAATTTCGGGTCCACTTGGGTTATTTCGCGAAATGTTTGCACGTATTCGCAAATTTATGTTAAGTTTTACGGCTAGTACGTTAACAAAAGTAACCGGATCTACAAATGTATTTGTATTTTATCTAGCAAAGATTCGTGATGTATTAAAAAGATTTATTGGTCAAGGGTATATTGCGTCTTATCTTGCATATGTTGGTGTTTCATTTATAGAGTCATTTGTAACATTATGTATAACTGTAATCAAATCATTTATTTATGCTATGTTGTGTATAGCAATTATTCTTGCATTGTTTCAACCTGAAATTTTAGCCGTTGTCATTGTTATAGCTTCTATGTTGGCAGCAGCTGGAGCATAAAAATTGTTCTATTTTAATAAGTAAAGAATGATTAGCAAGACGAACCTTGTCCTTGCGTTTTTTGTTGCAGCCGTGTTAGCTGGTATTTTCCTTCAGTATGGTCCCGTGGTACCGGTTCCTCGTGAAAACTTCATGCAGAAGCCTGTTGGTGTTCCGCTAGCGTCTGGCGGTATGGGTCCCTATGATGGCGTAAGTGTTGGCGATATTTCAGGGTTCATGGCCACTGAACCTACTATCGGTAGTGCACCTGTGGGAACGCCCGCCGATAAGAATAAGCTAATGTTACTTGTTGGCAATAAGACATCGCCCGAGTGCTGTCCTGCTTCATTCAATACCGATACCGGCTGCGTGTGTTTAACAGAGCAGGATCGTACGCTATTTGCTTCACGTGGCGGTAATCGTGCCTAATTTAAACATAAATACATACACAAATATATAATGGATGCTTCCACTGTTTTTAAACAATTTATAACAGACTTGAAATCTGCATTTCCTAAGCATGTTTCAAGTGAAGAGTTTGATGTTGAAAAAACAGTAAAAGATATTGAAAAGGAGTTCTATCCTCACGTCATGTTGATTATTCAGAAAAATGAAACGTTCTTTGATGAGTCACGTTTTATTTTTGGTGTAGATCTGCTTGAGATTTGGGGTTCTGATGAAAATAATGAAAAAAACAAAGAAGCCATTTGGAAGCACCTTCAAGCATGCTTGATTGCATCTTTTTTGCATGGTGACATGAAGGATAAGCTTACTAGCCTTCTCGATATAGTTAAGAGTGCACTTGGTGATCGTCACGAAGGTATTACAAACATTCTAAATGATGAGGGGTCACAAGAAAAGATCAAGAAGATTATTGATTATATATCTGAGACCAGAACTGCACGTGCTGTTTTCAAAATATTTGAACAGATTGATATTTCCGAACTAAACCTCAACTTTGAAACTCCCGAAGAGCTTATTGCAATTCTTCGTAATCCTGAACACCCTGTTATTCAGTCTATGATGGGTAAAATTAGAAATATATTTCACGAGAAGATACAGCGTGGCGAAATATCACAGAATGTGATGATGCGTGAAGTAGAAGAAATCAAATCAATGGCAGTCGGTCTGTTCGGTGATGCTATTTTCGAAATGATGGGACTTCCTAAGAAGGATAAAGGGTCACGTCCAGTACTAAATACCCCCCAAGCTCGTGCTCAATATAGACGCGACCGTCTACGCATGAAACTTGAGGAAAAATATAAAAAGGAGAAAAACTAACAATATAGATAAGATGTCAGAACAGGTTTGGTTCAAAGACCCGTCGATTTTATTTAGTCCAACTACATGGAACAGGTTTGTTCCTACGAAAGATATGTCGACAGCTGAAGCGTTAAACTCCGTAGTTCGATTTACGACATATTTTTCAGTGTTACTCTTTGTTGCAACAGGTATTCAGGCGTATGTCCTAACAATACCAATTGTAATGGTTTTTACGATATTTTTGTTTACAGTATTTCCCGATGGTGCAACGATTGAGAGTTTCGTAAGTGCTGGTAAGGTTCAATCGAAGAAATACACGATGCCTACTGCATCAAACCCGTTCATGAATCCCCTTCTAACAGAAATAAAGGATAACCCCAATCGTGAAGAAGCGGCTCCTATTACTCGTCGTGATGTAAAGCAGAAGATATACAAGGCATTCCAGAGCACAACTGATATGCATATGGACACAACTGATCTATTTGATCAGGCTCAGGCTATGCGAACATTCCACACAATCCAGGATAGTACAATTCCTTCCGATCAGGATGGGTTTCTAAAGTGGTTAGCTAAGGGTCTTGATGAGCCTGATTACTCAAGCACAAAGCCTGCTCGCAATGCAAAGATTCTAAGCGAGGGCTATGTTCACCAGAAGGGTTCAATGCCGACGCTTGAGTCCTCTGTGCGTAAGCCGACGGGTACCGCGCCGAAGAGTAGCGCGCCGGCGTCTTCCTCCGAGTAAAGTCTTCTTAAGATCTTCTTTAGGTATCTCTCCTTGACGAGATGTTGCTTTAACTTTTCCATTCTTTACAACTACAAATTTAGGAAATGAACCATATTCGCCAGTATCCTTCAATTTCTGAGGAATATTAGCGCTTTCAACTTTTACAAATTTCATATCAGGCGTTTCTTTTGCAACTTCATCCCAAACAGGTTGCATAGCTTCGCAATGTCCGCATTCCTTCCAGAAAAAAAAGATAGCGACGGGTGATTGAGATTTCATAAGTTTCTCAATCTCCTTTTCGTCAGTTATTTCTCCACTCATTTACTTATTCGTATACAATATAACTAAATGTTCCTTACTAAACTTTTTACTATTATTGCAGCATCTGTTACTCTTCGTGATTGTGGCGATGTATCCGATCAAGCTAAAATTACAGGAATGGGATTTTATCCATTAAATCCGATTCCTAATCAAGAAACTGAATTATGGGTTTCTTACGATTTGAATAGTATTATAACGGGTGGAACAGCTACATATTCATACAGTTTTAATGGAATTCCATTTTCTCCTACAATTGAAGATCTTTGCATTCAGACAGTTTGTCCTAAAAATATTGGAGATTATAATGAAACCAGTAAGTCTACATTTCCATCTGGTGTTAGTGGAAAAGTTATTTCAAAAATTCAATGGGAGAATCAAAATTTTCAACCGATTTGGTGTTTAGAGATGACATTTAAATTCTAAGGTTAGATCAAAATGCAAAATCATTGGCAAGGTTACATAACTGCTCTCGCTGCAACTCCAATTCCTTCTTCTTCAAATCCTCCTGTTGCAACATTTAAACCTTCTGATTCTACGGGATTTTTAGATTTGAACCCCAAACAGCCCGAAATACAAGCTCGCTATGACGCAATGAACGGTTCGTGGGAAGGTGTACGAGCCTCTGAAGCAGCTGTAAAGGCTGGAGTTTTCAAAACAGAATTTGCACAAATGAAGGCTAAAAAGTAGATTTAAACATGTAGTCGTTTGTAAACTTAAATGCCATATACGATATTTTCAAATGATGACAATGTTAAGATAAACGTAATTGCTGACCATCCTTTTACGAGTATTTTTGTAAACAGAAATCGTCATGAAGTTATCTTTAGACAGATAAACACATATCTGATAAAAAATAAACTAATAAAAAATAATATTATTGATTTGGGTGCATGGATAGGTGACAATTCAATACCATGGGCAAAAAATATCGATGGTATCGTTTATGCAATTGATCCGTCACCTGAAAACTGTTCATTCATTAAAAAAACAGCAGAACTGAATGCGTTAAATAATATTAAAGTTATACAAAGTGCAATAAGTGATAAAAATGAAATACTGAGTACAAATGAAAATTTACAACACTGTTCATTTGTTTATGGTAATCCCGGAGTAGATGGAATACATAAAGTTGAATCAGTTACACTAGATTTTTTACATGAACAAAGTGAAATTGATACTATTGGATATATTCATCTTGATGTAGAAGGAATGGAGAATCGAATTATAATGGGTGCAAAAACTATTATAAATAAATTTCAACCAATTATAACATTTGAACAACATCTGGAAATTGATGATTACAAACTACTAACACATTATCTAAATAGTATGAAATATAAAGTATTTATGATTGATGAAATTTTACCAGGATGTAGACCGGATTGTAGAAACTTTATTGCATTTCCAAATTCTATGAATATTGACAATTTTAAGAAAGAGTTTATATCTGTATTAAAGTAAATGTCGGCTGAAATTGTTCACTTAATGATGACCTTACGCGACCAAGTTAAACTGTATCACTGGCAGACGATGAATTATCCTCGCCATGTTGCTACCAATGATTTGGTTATAAAATTAGATGCCAATATTGACCAGTTTGTAGAGGTCTATGTTGGTAAATATGGTCGTCCTAAGCTAAAAGGCAAGACAGCATCTATTTATCTTCGCAATCATTCAGATGCAGAAGCAACAAAAATGATGCAGGAAGCTATTGATTGGATGACAAATGACTTAACTTCTAAATTAAAGAAAACAGATACAGATTTACTAAATATTCGCGACACAATTATTGCAGATTTAAATCAAACTCTTTACCTTTTTACATTAAATTAAAACATATCTAATTGCACACTTATATCTGTTGCTGCGTTATTGTTACCAGTATAAATAATTGCTAAATGCAGATAATCTCCTGAATTGAAATCTTGACTACTATCATAATATGCCTGTGAATTTGGACTTGTGCTTGTAAATGATACTAAAAATGCCGGAACATCTGCGATAGCTCCTCCAACTGGAGTTCTGCGAACATAAATGGTTACAGTATCTCCTCCGGTAGGAAGTGCTAGCATAGTTGCAGATATTCCAGATAAAATAGATGGTTGTTGGATTCTGTAAAAAGCGGCAGGTATCGTTGCATCGGGGAATACGTTATTTGTTGAAGCTTGTGTGCCTGGCCACATATATGCAACCGTACCATTTGCAATTCCAGTTCTGAGTAGTCCTTTTAATCCGTAATAGATCGTAGTTGGATATATAAACGTTGAAAATGGTTTACTTCCTGCACTTTTTGTAACTAAATCAACACCGGGTCCTACTTGAATTCCTGCGGATGCTAAATAGGCTGGATTCACAATAGTTGATGGAGTTGTTTGTAATATATCTGAAGCAGTATATGTTTGTAATCCAGTAGCCTTGACTACTCCAACCGTCGTTGACCGCAATTGAATTGAACCCGTAAGTGCCGGATCATCCGTTTCTACTCCTACATATGATCCTACAAACGCAGAATTTGTTGGAGGTGCTGCAACATAAATATTTGTATCACGAGACGAAACTATGTTTGTATTCGTAACAATTATACCACGTTTATTGCCACCGCCATCTGAAAGTACGTTAATTGTAGAACCCTTTATAGAATTAAACGAGAAAGACCCGGGACCGAGAGTTCCAGTTCCAGAACAGTTGATGCCGTATACATTACTTGTTCCGGCACTACTCGCTGCGGAATTATCAACTGTAAGTACACATGTACGAAGTTTTGCAGTTGTTGTTGTTGTTCCTGGAAATTCAATACCTGTTAGTGCATAATGTCCACTTGACGTGAGATTTATAGTTAAATCTTCTATTCTTGTGTTGCTACCCATAGTAATCATGGTTGTAGGAGCTGCTACTCCTGTTAGTTGAATTAAGCATGTTTGCACACTCAGTCCTCGCATAGAACAACCTGTTGGAACTGTGATGGAAGATGATAACGTATATGTTCCTGGCAAAACCCAAATTGTTAATGGAGTTCCAGCTGCAGTAGCGGCAGTTATCGCAGCATTTATTGTTGCATATGGAAGACCTCCTATAGTAGCTGTTGAATCATTGCCATATACACGATCAACCCTTAAAACATTACCCATTTGTGTTACACCTGTAGGTCCCGTAACTCCTTGAGGTCCAGTTGATCCTTGCGGACCCGTATTACCTTGAGGTCCAGTTGATCCTTGAGCTCCAGTTGATCCTTGAGGTCCTGTAGCTCCCGCAATTCCCTGAGGTCCAGTTGATCCTTGAGGTCCTGTATTACCTTGAGGTCCTGTAGCTCCCGTAACACCAGCTCCAGTGGGTCCTGTAGATCCTGCGGGTCCCGTATTACCCTGAGGTCCTGTAGCTCCTGTAACACCAGCACCAGCAGGTCCAGTTGATCCTGCAGGTCCTGTGGCGCCTGTAGATCCTGTAGCTGCTGCCCCTGTAGGACCCGCAGGTCCTGTAGATCCAATAGGTCCTGTGGAACCTGTCATTCCGGTAGGTCCTGTAGCTCCGGTCGGTCCACCGGGATTACCCTGAGGACCAGTAACACCTTGAGGACCAGTAGCTCCTATAGGACCAGCTGGTCCTATGTTTTTAAGTTGAACTCCAAGGTTGCACATACCTTGTCCAGGTACATACCGCTGTGTAGACATATTATTACATTACGCAGTATTTTTATAGCATAAATACAATACCTAACTAGAAAATTATCATTTTAATATTGCATACAGAGTGAAATTCGTATTGTGATTTATCAACATATGTTTTAAACCTTAGTAATACCGTTTACAACATCATTACTAGAAACACCGCCATCAGATACCTTAAGTGCATCAATAGGAATTTGTAACGACTGAGAATCAGCACCACCCTTTTTGCGATAACGACGGCGTGTGGCGCGACGACTCTTCTTAGAACGCTTCTGAGTTTTCTTTGGCATTTTCTTGCTTTAAACAAAGGAAAGAATGAAGGACGACGGATACTTTTTATCAATACTCATCGTTCTTTGTGTGATTGTAATATGGATTACCATTCCTCACAAAGAATATATGACCAACAGCGATGTTGCAAGTATGTTACAGGCGCATGCACTCCCCGATAAAAAGAAGAAAGCTTCCAAGGAAGTAAACGAACAACAAATTTATGGCCCTCATGTTCCTCCAGTAGAACATAAGCCGAGTGGTTCTAAGAATGGAAAGTTAACCCCGACATCTGGCGAATATCCTGATATTTATGGCCCCGAATATACGTCTGCACCTGGTACTAAACCCAAGAAGCCTAAGAATGAATCCGATGACCCGAACGATGAAACATATGAGTTTAATCCTGATCTACAGAAGGCTTTTCCTACAGAAGGAGAGCCAACACCCTTTTTAACAGATTTCGCTAAGTTCCAGCATTAGATAAAGGAAAAATGTTTGGACTTCACAACTTTCGAGGAAGTTGTTGGGTAAATGCCTGTCTTCAATCAATCTTTCGTATACCAGAAGTACAACAACGTTATTCAACAGGAACTTTTGATTCTAATAATGTAATTGATAAGGCTTTGCATACAATTTGGAAATCAAGCGGAAAGGCTGGACTACGTGATTTTTTTGAAACTGTAAAGACTGAAGCTATGCCAGCTGGTAATGGTATTGGTGATACACATGAGTTACTCAATCATCTTTGCGATAAGCTTCCTTTTTTGGATAAACTTTGCCGATTTAAGAACGCACAAGTTACTAAGTGTAAATCGTGTGGCAAATCAGAAACACGTGAGGATACAACAATTGAGTTTACATTAGCTTCAAACGAAGCAAATAAGCCCATTACCCAATGCATTCAGGAGGTAGTAACACCTATAAATGTAGAGGATTGGAAATGTGAAAAGTGTAAGAATATGGGATGTACGCGTCAATATTTAATTGGTTCATTTCCTCGCGTTATGGCATTTAATGTGACATCAAATGTTGGAACAATTGGATATTCTCCTATTCTTGTTTTGAACTCAAAGAAATATGCTCTCGTTTCAATTGCATGTTATAACGGATCGCACTGGTGGACATTTGGAAGAAATATTCCTCCTGGTTCTTCTTGGTACAAATTTGATGATGAGCACATTCAGGACTTCGGCCCTAAACAGTTTCCACTTTCTTCAAGTATGAGAGTATTAATTTATTATCGGCTAGAAGAGTAATATGTTGCCTACTCCAACACTAATAATCGTTGCAGTTGTTGGTGTTTTCGTGATGTTTGTAGTAAGTATGATTGGTGGCGGTCTCTTGCCAAGTATAGTCATTCTTCTTCTTGGCGGTGCTTTACTTTATGTTCTAAACCAGATGGGAGTTTTTAAAGTAGAAATGTCAGATACTGGTCTTGATATAATGTTTCAGGAAACAGCACCTGTTCCGCCTACTTTGCTAAGTAAGCAAAAAATGTCTCCTGTTTCAATCGAGAAGAAGGAAGTATTCTACGTGAGCGGCAATAACTACACATACGATGAAGCTCCTGCAGTTTGTGCGGCTTATGAGTCCGAACTTGCAACATATGACCAAATTACCCAGGCATATGGAAATGGTGCTGAATGGTGTGGTTATGGTTGGACACAGGGTGGAATGGGTCTATTCCCGACTCAAACAGCTACATGGGATGCTTTACAGCAGGAAGTAGATCAGTCAAAGCGTACAGCTTGCGGACGTCCTGGAGTAAATGGTGGTTATTTTGATACGTCATCTAAGTTTGGTGTTAACTGCTATGGTGTAAAGCCCGGCAATAAGGATGTCAAGTTACCGGTTCCTCTTCCCGGAACAGAGGTAGGTGAGTTTAATACCATGGTCCAGAAGTTCAAATCAATGTTGAATAAGATTGTTGTATCTCCATTCAATCGTAGCACGTGGTCTGAATTATCTCCATCTGTAAACACAAATGAACAATTACTCCTTGGACACTCCAATAAATCGTAAACTATACGTTCCTGAAGAAAACGAAGTTCCATTTGCTCCGGTTACGTATCCGGCGCTTCCATCGGCTCAGGATCAAAGTCATCGTCAAATGACATGGCTTTTTCACAAACCTCAAAATCATGCAATTTTTCCGGTTCAACCGAAATCGGGAAAGTCTGAGAAGAAAAAGTAATGTGAAATACAAAGGATGATTGAAGTTGCTCTATTATTAGGTCTCGGAGCCGTTGGTTACATGCTAGCTACCGGGCAACCTAAAACTGAACGCGAATCGTTTACTATGCTTCCCCCACGTGATAATGAAGAACACACGGATGAAATTCAACACACTCAATCTATTGCTGGTCACAATAATGAAGTTCCCTTCTTTGGTGCACGTGTAACGCAGAGTATGTATTCTGGTGCAACTGAGGGAATTTTAGATACATGGACTGGTGCAGGCAAAGAGTATGTGCAGAAGCGTGAGGTAAAGTCATTCTTTGATGCCAAGCCTGGAACTGGACAGCCGTTTCGTCAGCAGGTTGAAACCGACTTTGAGCAGTCTCGTATGGTGTCTGGTCAAAACATGAATAATGTATTCCCGATTCAACAGGTACAAGTTGGTCCCGGTGCTGATGATGGCTACACAAATATCCCTAAGGGCGGTTTCCAGCAGGATCAGCTTCACAACTTCATGCTTCCCAAGACAACCGATGAACTTCGCATTGATACAAAGCCGAAGCTATCATTTGAACTGGAGCCTACTCCCGGTAAGAATTTTATTACACAGCCCGGTATTCAGGCTGCGGTGAATAAGAATAAGCCTGACAAGTTTGCAGTGTATGGTATGGATCGTGCAAATACGGCTGTCGGTGTTCAAACTGCTCCTCGTATTTATGCCGAGCAACCCATGAAGGTACAGGCTCGTGAAAGTACAAGTGTAGAGTATGAGGGCGGTGCTCGTGGTAATGCTATCTTTGCGTCATACATTCGTGCATTTACTGAGCCGTACCAGGAGTTCATGAAGCTAACAACGGAGGGACGCCCTGGACCTGCTGGTGGTGCTGCCGGAAATGGGTTTGCCATTGGTGCGGATGCATACTCTGTACAGACCAAGAGAGATGAAAGTGTCCTATCCGAT